AAGTGGTGCTACTAGCAAGCGACGAAATAATCGCCGTGCCAGTCGCGGTCAACTGAACGATGTCGCCGTTGAAAATACCGGTGTTATAGCCGGTAGCAATCGGGATCATGCGGGTTGACCCCGCAAAAACCTGACCGCCGATCAAATTGATCGGTTTTAGCCCGTAAGGGGCGGAGACAGTAGGATAAGCCATGTTTAGCTCCTAAATTCCTAAGTTATTTAACAAGACCTTTACCAAAAGTAACTTGAGTTTTCTTGTCCTTAAACACCGGCATACGGGGGTCATTTTCCCGCATGAAGTTGTTATCCACAGATGCCGCATTATCTTCGGTGAGTTTCTGATAATGAGCGTTGCGCTGTGAGACAAACTCAGAAGGGGTCTTACACAAGATAAGACCACCGGACTCAATAGAGTCCTTGAACCGACTGTTTGGATCGGCCATTGTAAATGCTTCCGGATGTTCCGAAGCTTTCACGGGTTCCCAACCTTCTCGTAGTTTGGACGAGACGTTGTTTACGTCTGGAGTGCCCAAGGTGCTAACGCGAATCCAACGGTAGGAGTATCCCGGTTCCTGATTAACTTCAGGAAGCAATGAAGGCGGTGCCCAACTTTTGGGTCGGGAAGACGCTTCACGGGTATCCATGTCACGGGAAATTCTGTTTTCAGCCATTGGTATCACCATTCAGTTTGATCATTTCTTTTGCGTATTGCTCTGGGGTCAACCCAAGTTTTCTAGCTAGAGAAACCTGAGTCGCCGTCAACGTGACTTTACGAGGGGCCGTAGAACGCTTTGCGGAAGCCACCACTGTTCCGGGTTTCTTCCGGTCATTGCCCTCGAAAGACTCTGGGAATCTACGCCGCATCTCTTTGTCGATACGCGAATAGTATTCGTCAGAGGTCGGGTCTACGCCTTCACCTACCAAGTCTTCGTGCAAACCAAAAGCCATGCTCGTCATCACACGGTTCTCACCAAACCAAGAGTTGCGTTTTTGCCACGCAACTGCTTTTGGATCTGGCTGAGAAACCGGTTTTTCAACGGGGGTTGCAGACCACCCATTTGTAGATGTGTTATCTACTACAGTTTCTTCTGCCTGTCTAGTGTTTTGTTGATGTTGACGATAATTTTCTACTTGCTGGAGATTTAACTTCGCCGCCATCAACTTTTCTTGGGCTGCTAACACACGGTCAGCGTCCCCAGAATCATAAGCTTCCCGGTATTCATTTTTAGCGACGTTCAACTCATGCGAAAACGCAACAGCCGCAGTATCTACTCGTACATTTTTTTCTGAATGTAAATCGCGTTTTAGCGTCTTGTTTTCTTCCGCAAAACGTCGAAGTAACCCTGCCGCTTCATCGCGTTCACGCAATGCCGCTTCTTTAGCACGGCGTTCGTCGTGCCAAACCTTTTTCAGTTGCTTGGCTTTCTCCTTAGAAAAATTCTCAAGCTCATCGTCGGCATCAAGTTCTTTTACGATGTCTTCCGGCATCGGAGCACGGCCTCGGTCTTCCTCCGGAGTGTCGTCCTCAACTTCAATTTCAAAATCGTCTTCCATCTCGGCCACGTTCTTGTCAGTTGCCATGTGTTATCTCCTAGCCTCGGTGAATGCCACGCGGGTCTTCTACTACACCCTCGACGCTATCGTCGTTGATGAGACGGAAAGATTTCCCGTGGATGTGAACTCGCGAACCCGAATGCGGGCGAACAAGGATAAAGTCCCCTTCTTTGCAGTAAGGGCCGCTGGGGAACCGTGAGGCGTCGGAATAGCAATCCGGCCCCATCTTGACCACGAAAAGCACCGTGGTCATCAATTCCTCGTCCTTAATCGTTTTCTCCGCTTTGAGGAGACCGCTATCGAACTTTGCTTCGATGTCAGGAATAGCGCACAGGATTTTGTAGCCTGTGGGGTTAGGCAATTGTGTTGCCGATTGCTCATCTTGGTGCTCATCACTCATTAATCATTCTCCAGACTGTTATTAAGATCATCAACATAGCGTTTTACCGCCAACATTCCGTGCAAAATTCCGCAAATATATCTGTAATCTGCGTAATCTTTAGCTACTCCGCTGCCCAAGTCTTCTTGGACATCGTTAACTCTTTCGTTAATTTTTTCTAAAATTAGATCAATTACGGTCACTCTTTACTCTCTTTCTGAGGCTTTTGGGCCTGTGTTTGCGTCCTTTGAAACGCTCTATCTTGAACCCCTTGGCGGGTCTGGTGCTGTTTATCTTGGGTTTTCTGATTAGCCTGATATTGCAATTTTTGGGTTGCCAAATCGGCCTGATGTTGCAAATTTTGGGCTTTAATAGCCGCTTCATGTTGGCGACTAGCAACATCAAGTTGTTGTTTAGCGGCTAATTCCTGACCTTTTATCTGTTTTTGTACGTCAACTTTACCCGCTTCAAGGGCTAATTTAGCCTGCTGAAGCTGCATATCTGCCTGTTGAGCCTGCGCTTTAAGCTGAAGTTCTGCTTGCTGGTTTTGCGCCTTAAGCTGAATCTCCTGTTTCCGCAGTTCTAACTCTTCGCGCTGAATGATGTTCAGCGGGTCTTGGGCTTCTTGTTGTTGCTGTGCTTGAGCAACTTCGGCTTGGTTTTTCTGCGTCAATTGGACTTGCGCTTGGGCAACCATCCGCGACAACTGCACTTCAACATTTTCCGGCAACGGCTCATCCGGCGGCGGCAACGGCACGCCCAACTGCTCTTCAATTTGTTTGCGATACAAGAACCCAAGATGCTCAGCCACATGCGCCGCACCCGCCGCTGCAATGGTTTTTGCCGCAGGGGTATTGTTAATTAATTCTAATACCTTGGGATCTTGCGCCATCCCTTGATGGGCCGTGATATGCGCCTGATGATCTTGATACATAAACGCCTTAACCGGCTTACCAGCAAGAATCCGCATGTTTTCAGTAATTGGATCGACCGGTTTCTGGTCTTCCACAGTCGGGATAATCTTCCCGATGTTCCGCACACCCAACACCTCCAACATCTGCCGGTGCAACTCAGGCTGGTCGTAAATCTCAGGTTTACTCTGCGATAACTGCATTACCGCCTGCCACTGGGTCACTTTCTGAGCCATCGTCGAGGCATTTGGGTCGGACACGGGGATGACGTCCACCATGTCGTAGTCGGCTTTCTTAGCCTTGCGGTCGCCTTCTTCCGGCTCGTAGTCGTACTCGTCGGGGGTAAAATCCCGAATAATCGACGCCAATAGCCGAAGTTCGCGTTTCATCGCGTAATGCACACGACTGTGAACCGAAGACATCACCTTCAGACTGCGCTCAAGGATAGCCAGCGTGGTGCCTACCGGAGACTGTGCAGACATGTCCGAGGCGTTGAGGTCGGTGGTGCTGGCAAACTTACGCCCTTCATCCACGATGTTCTGCATCAAGGTAAACAACACTTGGCTAGGCTCCTTATACGGGAGCGTCATGATGTTGTCCTTGATGGTGCCGGAGGCTACGTCTACATCACGGAACTCGCCGGGAGAGATGGGGGTGTCATCTCCTTTGATCCGCATCCCTCGGGTTTTAAATCCGCCGGGGAGATTGGATAGTGTGCCCGCGTCCACAAGCTGGCGAATAAGGGACGTACCAGACTTGGCAAAACTACCCAGAAGGTGAACCAAACCAAAAGCATAAAAGCCAAAACCGGGAATATAGGGATAATGAACAAAGTGCTCACGCTTAAGTTTCTTCTCATCGTCAGGTGCCCAGTTGCGGTAGATGGATAAAACAGTTTCTGTAGACTTCTCAATAGTCACAACGTAGGGCAGTGCAATGCCGCCCATCTCGGTTTCTTCGTCCCCTGCTTCTGGGTCGTCCTCGTCGTATTCCGACAGGTCAAGATTGATGTGTATCTCAAGGATTTTGAAGCGGTCGTCAGAAGTGGCGCTGAAGCCCATGTTCTCTGCGATCTTTTTCTCCACCTCATCAAGGTTGCCTTTGCGCGGCTCACCAAGGTCAACGTCCCGGTAGAACCCACTGGCTTGCAGCTTGATCACCTCGTTCTTGGACTTCCGCATCACATGCGTAACGCGCTCGGCAGTGTCCAAGTTAGATGCCCCGTAAGGCACGATGAGGTCTTCGGCGGGGACATAAAGGGAAATTTGCCGCTCAATCGCAGGGTCGTAGTACACCTTCTTGAACGCATTACCGCTTAACCCCAGACCCCACAACATCCGCTCATGCTCGGGGCGATATTCCGTCATCACTTCCGTCAACTGGAAGTTCATATCCGCCGCCACATTAACTGATGCTTTCTTCTTCTCCGGCGTCTCTTTACCGATGATGGTCGTCTTCACCGGCCCACTCGGCGGAAAAGTCTCCATGATGGTCTCGGCTTGGAACTTAACTAGCGCTTCGGACAGCAGTGGGTGGAACACGCCACACGCACCACTCCACGGCTCGGTGCGCTGCTCAATCTTAAGCCCCAGCAATTCCAACCCGTCGATGTAAGTTTGCAGCCAGTCTTTGCGCGACGAAACGTCGTCGTCGAACGCTTCCAGCAAATCGCTAGCAATAGAAGTCAGCGTGCTCTCGTCCATGTCCTCCGCGAGGTTGCGGTAGAAGTCCTCTACCAGCGGGTCGTCCTCGTCGATCATGGGTTCCCCAAGAAGCTCGGCAAGGGCAAACTCAGCGCCGGAAGGCATGGTGCTATCTTCCCCCGGCAGGGTAGAACCGTCGTCTATGATCTCAACCTCAATCTGAATTTCATCGTCGCCCATTTGAGGCTCCTTTAGTAATACGGTTTTCTGTTCGGATTGCGATAGCGCGGCGAGAGATCCTCATCCGGCTCGTCCAATATTGTCCTGATATACCCACCTTGTCGGAACCGCATCAGCGCCATTGATACTGAGTCAACGTAGTCGTCATGGTCCCCCGCAGGGAATGACGCCACCTCCTCAATCACCTCTTCCGCCCACCGTGTCTCCGGCACCCACACCCGACCTGACGCAAATATGTCAGACACGGCGTTAAGCCGGGATATTTTGTCGTTGCCTTTAGTCGGCGTGAACTCCTGCACGGGAATACCCATTGCCCGAAGTTCGTAAATTAGCGGCGCACCTGATGCTTTTTTCTCAATAATAACCCCATCAGGCTCCCAAGACCTATACTGGTCTATCACCACCCGCTTTAGCTCGGGAAACTCCATCCGATCCCGGAACGCATTGAGCATGATGATGTGCGCCTGCGGTTTGCCCCGGTCGGCCTTGTGTATTTCCCAGTCGGAACCGTCATCGTCGAGGTAGAAAACACCCCAAGTGGTGCAAGCACTGTAGTCGGCACGGTTGTTCTTCTCAAACGCCGTATCCCACGACATGAGCACGAACTCGCAATTCGGCGGATCGTCTTTTTCCCAAACTTTCCACCATTCTCGCTTAATGATGGCGCTTGCTTCGGATGTGGGATCCTGCATGTACTGCGCCATCCACTTGGCGTGAGGCAACTCTTGCCGCAGTACCGCTAACTCTTCCAACGGCCAAAACTCAGGCCATAGCGGGTTGCCACTGGGCATAATGGCAGGGAAATCAATGACCTCCCACTCTTCGCCATCCCGTTGTGCCGCCGCTTTCAACACCTGAGCGGTCAAATCCCGCTTTGACCAGCGGGTCATCACGACAACAATGGCACCTCCCGGCTGTAATCGCTGCCGTGGGCCTGATGTG